GTCCGCACTCCATGTTCCACGACATCCACCGACCAAGGATGCCGAGTTGGCCGTTGTTGCCCGGGGCTCACGCGCACTGAAGTACTCCCCGGTAAGAAAAACCATAAGGTCGTTTAGCATCAAAAAAGTGACTTGGGTGAAAATATATTTATTTTGTTTTTAAATTTTTGAGAGCCATCTGGAGGGCACGTAACAGGCAAGGTCCATGCCGTGATACTCCAGAGTTGTAAGTCCGCACATGCCGGCAATTTCGTCGTCCTCGAATTCGCCTGCGTGCACCCGAGCAAGTGCGTAGAAATCATCGCAGCCGTGGAGCAGTGTCTCCGGCTCTGGGATGTTGCTCAGGATTTCTTCTTCCGTGCCGATTGTTCCAGTCGCATTGAGGTAACAATCGCGTAGCATTGCGTTCGATTTGGTGAGTACGCCTCCTCGACTCAGAGCCATCTCACGCATAGCCCAGAAGAATTGGTACATGGGAGCGAAGTACCTGAATTGGTTCATGGAGTAAGTGGCGTAAATAGCGATGCTCGGCCAATACTCCTCCTCGTCAATTTGCGTGGTCGCCCAGGACTTAGTGCGCAGGATGCGCACAATGTCTGGAAACATGACGATGTTCTCACCAAGCCTAACGAGTTTGTTGTCCCGGACCAAAGCGACGAAGCCCACGAAAGCCAGGCAGTCATCGCCTGTCATCTTGGCAACCTTGAGCTTGGCGTTCCAACCGTAAGACTTAAAGAAATCGTTGACCATAGCGCCGTTGTTCTCCAACAAACAAGGCTCCGTAAGGCATCCCAAGGTGTCGTCACCCTCGAATGCCAAAAACGCAAAGTACTTGCGTCCGTCACGAGCGGTCGTGTACTGGAACTTCTGGCCCTCGTGGTGCATGAGGTTCTGTATAGCAGCTTCGACGTAATCTTCATGCACCAAAAAGACGAGCCATGCAATGAGGTTCTGCAAGAAATTGCCTGATGATGTGATCCTATCTCCGGATTCTCGCATCGGGCGTGGCAATTTCAATTTTGTGCAACAAGCGGCACCTGCGGCGTCTTTGTACCGGAAGACCCACGTGGCGGACTTGTCTCGAGCGTCAACGACGCGCTCGCAAAACACCTCACCATCGCTTTCAAGATCGAGGTACGACATGATATGTTTGATGATGTTCTTCTCGACTTCTTTGAGGCGCTCGTGAATTCCGAACTCGAACGCCGTCATGTCATTTTCTAACATACCACGGAAACCCTTAATGCTCTCACAGTTGGTGAAGAGCTGATTCATCTTGGCGAACTTCTCACTGTGTTTGATGCAAGCCTCTGGAAGCGCGTGGAACATCAAGTCCTCGAAGATCCAGGCCGTCTTAGCAATACCAAAGAGCCTCTTAGATCCATGGTTTGCGATCGGCCTGGGCTTGTTTTTCCCAGTGACCTCAGCTTTGCAAAAAGCATCGACCAATAATGTGAAAGGCATATGACCATCTTGATCGCAATTGGCTGCGTCCAAAAAGATTTGCATTTTCTCTTCTTCGCTACATTTCCTCGGAAGTGTGTCTACAGTACGTATGATCTCACGTTCCGATTTTTTGACTCTACGCTCGTTGAACATGTGTTTCTTCAAATATTCCTCAACCTTAGTCAAAGCTATTTCTTGACGCGGTGTGAGTTTGGCCACGCCAACATTCTTGTTACGCAAGGCCTCTGAGGCGATCAAGTTCTCGCTGTCACCATTGAAGAGAAATTGTTCCTCTGCAGTGATTTGAGGAAACCTGGAACGTGCAGTTCGCACCCCGGTAGCCATCTCAGGGTCAGGATCAACAGTCTTGTCATCTTGCACGTGTGGTCCATGTTCAACAATAACTGTCCTGGACTTAAGGACGTCGTTCTCAATGTGGGCCGCCATTTGTTCTTGAATGGTGGTTTCCCGTTCCGCAATGAGTACGATATCTTCTTCCTCTTCAACGGGAGTGAGACGCGTTGGAGGAGGAAGAGCCGCTGAGACAGGACCAAC